AGCACTCGTATCAACCTCTCGTTGAACAAATACATCTGTGACAGCTTTTGCTGCCATCTTTGCTTCTGAACGAGAGAGATTGAATGCATCACGCATCCCCTTTTCCCATTCTCTTATAGAAATCTCTTCACCTTTCACTGAACGAACAGTTGACTGAGGGTTCATGGGAAAGGTTACTAATGAGACTTCCATTAAGTCTACTTCTTTGATGATTCGCTTGTTGGCTCGTCTATCATAAGAAACTTTGTCAGGGTTTGCTTTAAAGCCTATTGATAGACCATCTAAAGCACCCATTTTTAATAATTCGTAGGCTTCAGCTCCTGCTTGTGTTTTAAGAGCTAGTCTGCCCTTTACCTTTAAACCATGCTCATCTTCTTTTATCTCATCAAACACACCTATTGGCATATCTGATTTATGTTGATATAAGAGCTTTACGCTTTTTGGTTTTCTTTTTTTGAGTGAGTTAGTAAATGCACCCATTTCAATGACATCGTTACCTAGGTCTTTGTTTCCGAATACAGAACCATATCCTTCAAATGTGCCATAGTTTTTATCTTCATCTTCGTCATAATAGGCTTTAATATCTGATTTTATCTCAATATATGATTTCATATCAGATAAATTATCTAATTGATATGCGTTATTTTTTTTAGGTTTTTTACCATATCCTGATACTTCTCTTCCAGTTAGTTCAGTATATTCTTCGTGAGTCTTACATGGCATATAGACTTTATTACCATCTTCATCATGTGAATGTGAACCAACACATCCAATATCTTTTGCCCTTGCGTTTGCTTCTATAAGATTATCAAAGACATCCTTTCTTATTTCTGCTTTTTGATCGTCAATAGAATCTTCTTTTTTTGAATCGTACTCATTGGTACAGACAGCTAATCGTTGCTCAGAATCGGTATATTCACTCGTCATAGTGTCATCTCCCATACATCTATTTAAAAAATCTTGCCTATTCTCTTCAGCGTTAGGTTTCGGTATAGGCATAATTACTTCATATAGTATCTTATAGATTACATAAGCACAATATATAGACCTATATAATATATATGAAATAAAAGTTTTATTTATTCCAAAATAGGTGTATAATATTCTTATATTAATTAAATGAGCTGAAAAGCAGGAAAAATAAAATGATAAATAAAATAAATGCAACGACTGATGCCCAAGAACTTTATGAAAAAGCAAAAAAGATTGCTTACAAAAAACAAGTATCAACTGATAGCATACTTAATCCAATGTTAGTTAAGCATGGTTATCAAGACAGTAATGGTGTGTGTCTTATAACGCATTGTATAGAGATAGGTGTTTTTGAAGATACTGCACAAGTTCCAACAAAAGATGATATTTAATAAGAGGTAAACCATGACAAACACAGCAACACAACCAACATGCGCGGAACTGGTAAACGAGAAGTTTAACCAAACAGAACAAACATATAAAGAAGCGGATCAATATTTTAATGATTATGAAAACACCACAGAGGGCGAGCAGATAGCTCTAAAAGTTATTGATAAAAACAAAGGCGATTATTTTCACGAATACGAGGATTTATTAGACTATGTTAATCAGACTGCTTTGAGTTGGGACTATGTAGAAGCGAAAACTTTTGAAGACCAAAAAGAAAATTATTACAGGTTACAGCTCTCATGGGGTGGCCCTTCTGACGAGTTCAGAATATATACAACACAATATGCAGATGAAATAGATGTTATTAAATACCATTATATGGATTGGTTTGACGGTGCATCTGTCAATGTTCCAGTTAATTCTTTATCTTGGAATATTTGCCAGATGTTTTTAGATTGCGAGGTAGCATAATGGCTAAATATTTGAAAAAACTGGAAAAGAAAAAACTACTAGAAGATACTTCACAGTATTTGATATTAAAGATGTTTTTAAAACTGTAGAATTTAATCAAAAGGCAGCAGCATAAGCTGCCTTTTTTATAGGAAATAAAATGAAAAATAAAACAGAAATAAAAAGCCTACTAAGAACAATCTTAGAAGAAGCTAAAAGAAATAAAGTAATGTTTAGATACAACGCATATGAATTATGGAACTGGGGTTGTTCTGAATACATAGTTAGATGGGGTTACGACATTGAACAAGTAATTAAAACTTTACAAGATGTGGATGGTGAGGGTCGTATTGAATTTTTACAAGCTAAGTATGTTGATAAAGATTGTAAATACACTTTAAAATATAATCGTTTATTTAATGACATATCTGAAAACTGGGGTGGTTATGATAATGATAATTTCAGTGAAGAATTTTTAAAGATAAATAAAGATAAAATATCTTATGGTTTAAATCCAAAGACTGAAACATATAATATAACTATTGGTGAAGGTAACGTTGAAGATATTTGTGTTATAAATGAAAAAGAAGCTGTTGAATACCTTTTTGAGAGCGATGCATGGATTCGTTGGGAGTCATGGAACACTGGTATTGAATGCCTTAGTGACTACACAACAAATTTAGATAACTGGATTAATATAAGTAAGATAAAAGAAGATTGGGATGAGAAACATACAAAATTTGTAAAGGGTCTTTTATAAAAATACTTATAACACTAAGGCTCTTAACTGAGCCTTTTTTTATTACATATCTCTTTCATCTGCATATACAATTACACATCTACAGTTTACGACATTAGCTGCACCACCTTTAGGATCTCCTGCATAATCCATATTGATACCACCTACTATAAAATCTTCATTTATATCTACAACCTGACCATTGGCAGCAGCATGTGCAGGTCTAGTTCTACCATCAGATGTTGCTACCCATTTTTTCTTCATAGATATGCCTAGATCATCTGCAACAGTTACATGATATGAATTATTAGCAAATGAAGCCGCATTATGTGTTTCTGTTCTTGCAATCAAAGCTGCTCGGCTTCTTGATATAGGCAGAAACTTATCTGATACAAGTTTTGCTATTTGTGGAAGTGTTAGGTTATCAGCTCTGCCTTGCTCTATGAGTCTACTAATACGATTAGCCATCCTAGATGTTATACCTGCCAGTATAAGTTGTCTGCTATTGAAGTATTGTATTACGACCTCTTCAAAGTCTACATTTCTACCAAATACAAAAGCATCTTCTTTTCTTTCAGTCATGTACTTGTCTTCATTGCCTTTATACATAACTTTAAATATTCTTCTGTACTGAGAAAAAATTAAGGGTATAAAATCTTCGTTTAAATCCTGTTCTGCAATAGCTTCTTCAAAAATACCAAACTCACTGTATCTATATAACTGCACATTAAGGAACTTTCTAAACAAAGAGTTTAAGGTTCTATAAAACCTTTTTTCTAAGTTATTACGAATTACAAGCTGTCTTCTAGATTCATTTCTAGTGCTTACTCTTCTTTGTCTAAATTGATTAAATTGCTTTCTTTGCGGCTGCATTAGTCTTTGCTAGATAATGGGTGTCCTTTTGGAAATAAATCAGTGTCATGTCTGCCACCTCTAAACTTTCCTGATGATAAAGCTCTTAAAAAGCTATTTACTCTTGCGTATGCCCATTGATCAGGACTACTAACGCTTGGTCTTACACTAGAGGGATTATTTCTATAAGCTCCAACACCTCTTCTAAAAACAGCTTCTAAGATTCTTAAGTTAACTCTTTTAGTTTTACTATTACCATGTTTTTCATTATGGTCTTCAACTTTACTCTTTAAGGCTTCTTTTACTTTACCTGTTAAATCCTTTGTATCTTCTTTTGACTCTATATGGTTTTGTAAAGCAAATTCTTTATCTTGTTCAGTCATAATTTGTTGGCGTTTTCTTTTTGCCCATGCAAAACCTGAATCTCCGCCCCAAAGTAGCCATGCAATCTTACCTGCACTTGGATAGCCTTTTTCACCTTGTCTAAAACCTTCTGCCTGTTTATCTACTTCATGCCTTTTAAAAAAGCTATACATTCTTTTTATTGTAGAAATAGAAAGGTTTTCTTTAGCTACTAGCTGATTTGCACGAGCAACACCTACTAAAGTGCCACCCCTATTAAACTTTTTTCTTAGTTCAAGCCCTCTCTTAGCTTCTTCTGCCATTTCATTGGTAGGAACTGTGTTTATATCAGATAAGGCTTTATCCATTTCTAACCAATCAGATATATCTTTATCAATGCTTTTATCATCGTAATCTTCTAAGTCTTCTTCATTAATTGGATTATCAGGCTTTTCAACGCTTTCATCACTTATTGGAAATAAGTTAGCTGATACATAAAGATCATCTGCACCTTTCATTTGATCTAAGCCAATAATCTTTCTAGCTTCATTACGAGTCATAATCCCTTCACGGACTGCTGAAGTTACATTTTCATAAGTCTTTCTTTTTCTTTCTGCAAGAGCAGGAATATTATCTATATCAAACTCTAGTTTTAATCTATCGTCAAACATAGGTACTAACCATTCATTAAGATCAGATGCCATCTTTCTTAAATGTGGAATAATAGTTTCTTCATATAAAGCTAATCTTGCTTCGGCTACATTAGCGTATGTTTGTGCATCAGGTACTCCGACTAATTGACTAGGAACACCGAAACATAAAGCGATATCAGTAGCAGACTTTTGTGATAAGGCTAAGAAGTCCATATCTTTAGGGGATAGTCCCATCTCTTTCCAATCAAAATCACCTTCAAGCAACATAGGTCTCCCTGCATTACCTGCACCACTGAATCTGTTATTTAAGTCTGTGAGTAATTGTTGTCTTTGTGATTCAGTAAGATTTACTGCAAAACCTGCATCATCTTTAGGTTTAAATATAACTGCTCCACTGGGTCTTGCACCATTGTTAAGTAAATTAATATTATGTTTAGCTGATAAGTTATGTTGGTCTACAGATGTCGCTGCTGCACTCATAGGACTTAACCCATCATAATCATCTAATGGATTCCATAGTTTTATATGCTTAACCTGACTAAAACCATTTACTTGGTCTACTGGGTAGGTAGCATAAACTTGACCATTTAAAACATATTCGTATTTCTCAGGAATAGCATTGCCGCCACCTTTGATTCTAATTCTATCAGGTCTTAGTTGATGTAACTCACTAGGACTTCCTGTATCACTACCTACTTTTAGAATGTAAGCATTACCACTAAGAAGCACATATCCAAACAGGCTATTAAAGAATTCACTATAAGACTGTTGAGGATTAGGTCTGTTGAGTAAGTCAATAAGTGGATGTTGTTCAACAATTTGGTCTCCATTTTTTAAAATAAAAGGCACTGCACTAGCACCCTTACTTATTTCATTAACGCATCTGTAGACAATACTGTTCTTTAGATAACCTTCTTTTGCTAGGTCTTCGTATTTATATTTCTTAGCTTCTTCTGTTCCAACACCAAAATAACCCATCATGTTTGAGTTCTTTTGTTCAGGCTTAATATTAAATACTCTTTGAAAAAATGTTTGTTCTGCCATTAGCTTATTCTCCAGTTTACTTGTCCTTGTGACTTGCTAAGTTCTGTTATACCCCACACTAAGGCATCTAGTCTATCAGGTGAGCCACTATTGGCTTCTCCTGTATAGCTACACATCTGTTCTTCCAACTGTGGATAAACACCAACATGGTGTACCCTTCTTTGCTCATATAGAGCTGCTATTGGCTCGGCTCTTAATATCTTACCTCTTGTTGCCCTTACACTTCTATAAGAAACATTATGGTCTATATTTCTCAGCATTTTTTCTACTAAGTCACCACCATTATTAACTTCTGCTACTATGACATCAGCTTCCCAGTCATAATAAGAGTTTATAGCTTTCCTTGCCCACGAATCAGGCGAATACTTCCCTGACACATCGTCTAATACATAATACTCATTATTAGCATCTTTGCCAACTATAACGATTCCTGTTTCATCGCTATCAGGGTTATTAGTTACAGCAGGATCAATAGCAACTATGATCTTAGACATGTTAGTTTTCTCTTGAACTCTAGCTTCTTCTATTAATTCAGGCTTCCATAAAGCACCTTCAAAAGCATCAATAATCTCAGCATAGAGTTCCTGCCTACCTAAGTTAGTTCCATCATATTTTTCTTTAAGCATCTTTAGAGCACTGTCAGCTAGGTTTGCTTCGTTTTCAAATGTAGAACCACTCGTTACAAAACAGTCATCTCTTTTAACTAAGTCTTTAATTAATTTATTCGGTTTCGGTGTTGTTGTTATAACGCATTGTGGATTGTCTCCTAATCTAAGACCGAACATAAGCTGGTCAAATGCTTCAGGGTAACGCCAAGAGGCTACTTCATCGCACCATGCCCTATGAAACTGAGGTCCTCTAAGTCTT